TCAGGAGCGCTGCACGTTGGAATCCAGCCACGCCTGCACGCCCTGTAGCTCGGCCCCGATCTTCGCATTGAAGGTTCGCTCCACATCCCACGCAACCCCCCTCCCTTGGGCAAACGCCGCGCGATACTTCTTTATCATGTTGCCCGGGTCGTTAGCCAGTTCCTGCATGAGCTGGGGTACACCCCAGATCGTCAGCTCGAAGGGTTCGCCGAACGCCTTCTGCAGAATATTCGGAAGGTCACCGTAGCGGATGGTGTCACCTGCCAGATACACGATCTCGTTGCGGATCGCAGGTGTGTGGAACACGATGCGCGCTGTCATTGCGCCGATGTCATCCGGCGTGGTCAGGGTGACAGCGTTGCTCGCCGAGCCCAGTGCGTTCACTTTATGCCCAATCAGGTCGACGACGCCGAAGTCGGGCTCGAAGAGGTAGCTGGTGAACATCCCAGTGGAGATGATCACCCAGTCCATCGCAGTCTGCGAACGCAGATACTCGCGCACGTCCAGTTGGGCGTCGAACAGATCCTGGGGGCCACCGCGCCCAATGGCATCGAAATCGACACCGAACTGCCAAGGGAAGTAGCGGGGAATACCAGACTTCACCGCCGCACGCGCAACCTTCATTGGCGTATCGCGGCCTGCGGCATAGCCGGTGCATCCAATCACTGTGTCGAACTGCGCGAAGGTAGCCGCCAACGCTTCTACTGATTCAGTCACCAGATCACCAGCAACGATACTCACCCCCAAGGCGCGGATTTCATCGACCACCCGCTGCTTCTCCGGCAGTGCTGAGTCGATCGACGCCGCCCGTAGCATCACACTGATCCGTGTGCCTGGATGCCTTACGGCCAAAAGTGCAAGGTTCCGGATGACAGGCATTCCAAGCTCGCCTGCGCCGAGCACCAGGATCGACCGTGAGGGGGTAGTGCTGCTATGAGATGACATTGAAGTCGCCTTGTATGTGTACGATGGCGGCGATTCTGCTCGCCGAATGGCCCACACGTAAGAAGGCACATCGATGATACCGACCGCACCGTTCATGAGTCCGGAAGAACTGCTAAGGCATTCTCAAGCCATATGCGACGGGATGAGCGAGGATGAGGATGGACTGCGCCGGGAGGTTTTAGCGCACGCTGGTAGCCGCTGGTCCCTGGGTATCATCCATGCGCTTGGCGTGTATGGAACGCTGCGTCATGCCGAGGTCGCGCGACGGATGAAGGGAATCACCCAGCGCATGCTTACGCGCACCCTCCGGCAATTGGAACGTGATGGGTTGATCAGCCGGCAGGATTTCCGCGAAGTACCGCCACATGTGGAGTACAGCATCACAGCGCTGGGCAAGGAGCTTCTTGTACTGATGATTCCCATGTGGACATGGGTAGTGGCTCATGCGGAGGAATTCCGCCATTGCCGGCAGAGTTTTGATTCTTCAGACGGGAAATGACGAGGTAGGCCGGCAGCGGCGCCAGCAGGTAGCTTTCGCACTGGGGTGAGGCTCCAGCGCGTCATCACCGAGGTATTCGCGTCTAGGTCACATCCGACGCCAGGCGTTTGGCCTTGCATGGGCTACAACACCGGGGCGTCACCGACGAGATGCGACAGCGCTACGACCGCCTTCGATTTTTCCGACGCTGCGTCGTGAAACGCCTGCCATGCATAGCGGGCGTGAGGCATTTTTCCGGTGATCGAGCGTCGGATCGCGCCTCAATCCAGGTCTACACGCTGGCTACGGTCTATCAGATCCCGCGCCGTAGATCCCGCAGCGCTGCGCTCACTCGCGCCTTTTGCGGGTCCCTCGCCCTGGGCTTCGTCGTCGTCGGCGGTCGGATTGGCTCGAGCGCTGCCTTAACCCGCTCCAGCTCCCTCGTCCCCGCCTCGGCCAAGCGGCGGGCCTGTTGCTGCTGCTCGCGGGTCGGCGGCAGCCCAGGCATCGGTGGCGGCGGAGGGATCGGGGTGCTGTCGGTAAGCCGGGCGACGGCCTCACGCAGAGGCAGGTCGGGGTAGAGCCTGGCGGCGCACCAGCGCTCGGCGTAGCGCTTCGCCTGTCGGACGTTGGCGGCGCGTACTTCCTTGACGTGCCACATCTTCTTGCCTTCCATCCACAGGCGCACTCCGGGGCGCCCGTCAGGGGTAACGCTGGCCGTCTCCCGGCCGTTGTACCAAAGCGCCCACCGCTCATCCATCTGGACCCAGCCAGAGGGGATCAGGGCGGTGCGGAAGCCGTGGGAGGACTGCATGGCCGCAAGAATACGGCCGGCGGTCGCAAAGGCTGCGACAAGGGATCGTTCACCGGCTGAACCGTTCGGGATCACACGCCGGGCACGGCCGGGCGGACTACGCTTCGACCATGTGTGGCCGATTCGTCCAGCTACCCGTTGTCGACCTTGGTCAGCCCGGCCTGGCTGACCTTGCCCCCGGCCTGGCTGAGATCCAGCCCAGCTACAACCTAGCGCCGACGCAGCGCGCCTCGATCATCCTGGACCGTGGCGAAGGTCGGCAGGTCACCCGGCTGGCCTGGGGTCTGCTGCCGTTCTGGGCGAAGGCCAAGGGCCTGCAGGGCTCGACCATCAATGCCCGGATCGAGACGGTGGCCACCAAGCCAGCCTTCCGGTCGGCGTTCAAGAAGCGCCGATGCGTGATCCCGATGGCCGGCTACTACGAGTGGTCAGTGAGTCCCGAGGACGGCAAGAAAGACCCGTGGTTCATCCACGCAACCGGGACGCTGCTGGCCGCCGGCCTGTGGGAGGACGCCAGCCCCCTGCTGCCCGAGGGGAACCTGGGCACCTTCACCATCATCACCGGCGACAGCAGCGGCGTGTCGGCAGACATCCACGACCGCATGCCCGTCTGGTTGCAGGCCGGCCAGATCGATGAGTGGATGGCCGCCAGCGCGGACGATGCCATGGCGATGCTGCTAGCCAGCGAGACGCCGGCAATGGAGGCCTATCGCGTCAGCAGGGCAGTGAACACCCCTCGCAACAACACCCAGCAGCTGCTGCTGCAGGTCGCCTGACGCCAGGGCGGCATGCGCCGGGTACAAGCGGCGGCAGAGCGGCAGCATGGGGGTGTGGGTAGACCCTCCTCCCCCTTTATAAGGCAATTTTCGATGTGCCCACGGCAAAAGGGTAATTCAGGTAACCACCCTCGGGAACTGCTCGCAAATTCCTTATATTTCAGATAGATAGAATACTTTTCATAAGGTAATAATAGGGTAACCTTTGAGTAACCACGTTACCTTTCAAGAGGGTAACCAACGGGCCAAAAATAGTCCTTTAAAATCAATCACATAACCTTTCACGGCTTTAGAAATTACCCAGAATTACCCCCTGAGGTAACCCCGCAAAGCCTTGCGGCAGTAGGGCCATCGGCGTTCGCCGCCGCTTGGGTTACCCGATTACCCGGTTCCGATGGGCACATCGAGAAACGGCCAGACGTTGAGCCACGCCGTCAGGCGCCCTGGGAGCGCCTATAAAGGGCCGTTCCGCGCAGGGTTCCGCAGGGCCGACCGAAGGCTATAAACGCCCCGTGCAGCCATAGCGGGCGGGGCTTGGCCGGTTGTGCGGGGCATGCAGAAAAAGCACCCCATGAAGTGCGCAGGCGTGGCGGGGAGACGAGTGCGCGCGTGCTGTCCCCAGCGGTATTGACTATTGGCCGGCGCGGCGATGTCATGCGGCAAGGGTTCAAGGGGGAAGCCATGCCTGTTGCAGATAGAGACTGGGTCGAGTACCTAGTGAGGGCGAGAGTTCAGGAGTCGATTCATCTTGACTTCAAACGCGAACTGCCGAACAAGCGGGAAGACAGCCGCAAAGAGCTATTGAAGGATGTGGCAGCACTTGCAAACACCGAGGGGGGGCGGATCGTCTATGGAGTCGTGGAAGGCGAAGATGCGTGCGCGGAAGCCGTTGCCCCGATTACGTCCGAGGATCGCGACGATGCCCAGCGGAGGATCGATCAGTCAGTCGCAGACGGCATCGAACCGCGCTTGGCCGGTGCCAGGGTGACAACGATCCCTTTTGATGAGGGCTACGTACTGGTAGTGGAGGTTCCGGCGCAGTACGGCGGCCCCTTCCAGACGAACTTCAACAATCAGCGAAAATTTGTGTACCGTCAGGGGACGATGAACATTGAGATGAACTACGTTCAACTCAGAGACGCCTTCCAACTCCGTGGCCGTGCGTGGCAGCTCGCGAATGACTGGCGCGCAAGCCGCATGAGTCAGTTCAACCACTCAATCCGAAGGCGCCAGCTAGACCATGTCGCATGGCTCGTCCTCCACGTGATCCCTCACCAAAGCCTGTTCGATGGGCAGCAACTAGACCTCCCGTCCATTGCTTCTGAACATCCGCGCTTTCTAGATTCGCGCAACCAATTCCGAAGTTACACCGCTGAGGGGCTGCTATACCGAGATGGGCAACCGGGCGAACGCCCCTACATGTACGCGCGCATCCTTCGCTCGGGCATGTTTGAGATCGCATGGAAAGGAAACAAGTCCTCCGACAATTCAGACTTGAAGATTCTTGGGCACACGGCGGCCGACACGATCCGTCATTTTGCCGCTAGCGCTGCGACTCTACTGACGGGCGCGGGGATCACGGGACCCGCCTTCATTGCGTTGAATGGTGTGAACATCGAGAGTCACAGGCTCCTCTACCAAGGGCCAGATTTCACGCAAACAACCGCCGAGCCATGGGATTCGGACATGGATCTTCCAATGCTAGAGGTGCCTGCCATCGCGCAACTTGCGGTGACCCCGGACGAATGGTGCAGGCCGCTTTCGGACATGCTTTATCAGACGTTTGGCGTAGAGCGCTGCAGCTCCTACACGCCCGAAGGCAACTGGATAGATCGCGGCTAGAGAGCAGATTGGAGCCTAGAAAATGCAAAAACAGACCCAGAACAACGACTGAGATTATTCATGGATATTCACGGACTACGCCCTTACCTTGACAGGGCAAAGTCATTCATTGGGAAGAATGAAGAGCATTACCTCGTATATGCGGCACTTGAATTAAGGTATTGCTTCGAAATGATCGCCTACAGCCAACTGGAGCTGTATCGAGAGATCCCCGCCGAGATCGCCAGGGAGTGGAAGCCCGATCAGCTAATTAGAGCGCTGGCAGAATTCGACCAGAATTCAGACGTACCTGCCGAGCTCTCAATATCACTTAGCACCGTAGAAGAGACGCTCGCAGCAGCGGCCTCCAATTCCGACAACATCGAGTATTTGCCCCTCGGCAAGGCAGAGCGAATCGAGTGGCGGCTTTTCCGCCGGCTGTATAATTCGCTTGGTTCATATCTACATCTGTCAAAGGATCAGCGACCTAACTACCCGAGCCCCGCAAAACTGGGCCAGATAGTCGATCAGCTTGAAGCCGTCGCAAATTCAACGATCAAGTTCGCGAAGACCGATGCATCAACAGTCGTCTGTAGATGCAAGACACTCTTGGTCATTGGCGCCAAGCAGATGTCGGGCGAGAAGCCAATTTTCTGTTCCAACACCAAATGTAACGCGATCCTGTCGGCGGTGAAGGGAAGCGGTGACCGACAGATCTATCTGGTGGAACAGGTTCAAATAGCCTGCCCTTGTGGCGCACAAGTCCCTTTCCAAAGGGACGCGATTCTTTCTCCGACGCGGTGCCCAAACTGCAGAGCGACGTTGCGCGCCCGTGTAGGAGCGGTCGCACTCGTTATCTCGGAGTCCTGAGTACGGGAAAAAAGGCACGGGGATCGTTGCCGCCCGTGCCTGTCAGTTGTGTTGAGACCGTTATGGCAGTTTGCTGCTAGAGAGTCGCCCATCGGCAACGTCCCAGTAGTGTTGCGTCATCTCGATTCCGGTCCAGCTGTAGCCCTCAAGGTCTGCCGCGACCAGGGTGGTACCGGAGCCGGCAAACGGGTCAAGGATTCGGCCGCCCTCTTCGCAGATCTTCACCAGCTGGCGCATGAGGTCCGTGGGCTTCCCGGTCATGTGATGCTTATCGGCCTTGCGCACGCTCTCGCGGATCACACCTGGCAATACCGGGGCGCGCCGGCCGAGTGGCATGTTGCCCTTGCTGCCCCACACCACGTACTCGGCCTGGTTGCGGAAGCGCCCAACCGCACGTGATTACGTACGCAAGCATGCACGCCGGGCCGAGTCGCTGGGTTTCAAGAGCCGTGCAGCACTGATCCCGCAGAAGCCGGGGAAAAAGACTGATTGGAACGACCTGCATCTGCGCGCGTCGACCATCAACGACGCCGACGCACGCCAGGCTCAGTGGGATGCCGACATCGCGGAGGCGCGCTATCACGGCGACGTGCTGCTGGCGAGGTCCGCCATCGAGAAGGGCCTGCTGATGTATGCCCACACGCAGCGCCGCGAGTTCCACCTTGAACACCGGTCGCGCCTGTTCTGGTTCAGCTTCGATAGCGTGAAGTTCGACAAGCTGTGCCAGGAGCGCGCCAAACGTAAGGAAGACCCGGACGAGGAACTCGACGCCGACGAGGCCGAGAAGATCCGCCGCGCCTGCTGCAGCGTGGAAGAAATCGCCAACTGCTATCCAGAGGCGCTCTACTTCCAGAGCCATGAGGTGACCGACGAAAGCTGGTACTTCTTCCGCGTCAGCTTCCCGCACGATGCGCCGCCCGTAAAGGGCACCTTTACCGGTGCGCAGGTCGCCAGCGCCAGCGAGTTCAAGAAGCGCCTAATCAGCATGGCGCAGGGCGCGGTGTTCACCGGCACCGGCCACCAGCTGGATTGCATCATCCGCGACGTGCTGTATGACATCACCAAGGTCCAGACCATCGACTTCGTTGGCTACAGCGAGGATCACAAGTCCTACATCCTCGGCGACGTGGCGGTGCGCGACGGCGAACTGAGCATCGCCAATGCCGAGGACTACTTCGAGTTCAAGAACCTGCGTGTGAAATCCACGCAGAAGTCGATCCGACTGGATATTCAGCGCGACCCCGAAAAGCAGCGCAACGACTGGCTGGCGTGGCTGTGGATGTGCTTCGGCACCCACGGCATGATCGCGCTCACGTTCTGGTTCGGCTCGCTGTACGCCAACCAGATCCGCAGCGCGCACAAGTCGTTCCCCTTTTTGGAAGCGACGGGCGAGGCCGGCGCCGGCAAGACCACGCTGCTGACCTTCCTGTGGAAGCTGCTCGGCCGCAGCGACTACGAGGGCTTTGACCCGGCGAAGTCATCCAAGGCCGGCCGCGCCCGCGCCATGGGCCAGATTTCCGGCATGCCGGTGGTGCTGCTGGAGGCCGACCGCAGCGATGCCGATCGCTCGCACGCCAAGTCGTTTGAATGGGATGAATTGAAGGATTACTACGGCGGCGGCACCCTCGCCACGCGCGGCGTGCGCAATGGCGGCAACGACACCTACGAGCCCCCATTCCGGGGCACCATCGTCATCAGCCAGAACGCCGCCGTGGACGCCAGCGAGGCCATCCTGACGCGTATCGTCAAGCTGCACTTCCGCAAGCCGCAGGTCACCACTGAGAGCCGCATCGCGGCCGACAACCTCAACGCCCTGCAGGTGGAGGAACTGAGCCACTTCCTGATCCGCGCCGTCCGCGCCGAAAGCCAGGTCATGGAGAAGTTCGGCGAGCGCGTGCGCTTCTACGAGGGCAAGCTGCGCGAGCGCGGGGAGCTACGCATGGAGCGCGTCATAAAGAACCATGCGCAGATGCTGGCGCTGTTCGACGCCCTGCGCCTGGTCATGGAGATCCCCGAGGACATGGTGGTCGCCACGCGCGAAGCGCTGGTTGCGGCCGCACTGGAGCGCCAGAGCGCGGTGAGCGCCGATAACGCCCTGGTCACTGAGTTCTGGGAGGTCTACGAGTATCTGGAAACCACCAACGGCGGCATGCCGGCGGTGAACCACTCGCGCGATGCATCGCGGATCGCCATCAACCTCAACGAGTTCGCCGCCAAGGCAGCGCACCATTCGCAGCAGCTGGCAGACCTCAAGGTGCTGCGCACGCTGCTGCGTGACTCGCGCCGGCACAAGTGCCTGGACACGAACGTCGCCGTGAACAGCGCTATCCGTCAGGGCACCATGGGCGCGGCCGCCACGGTCAAATGCTGGGTGTTCAAGGTATGAACACCCTAGCCGTTCGCCAATCCCCAACGCCTGCGCGCCAGGTCCATCGGTCAGGCAGCGCTCGCGTGCAGCTGCACGCCGAGGGCACGCGTCACCTTGAGGATGGTGGCAAAGTCCGGGCTGCGCTCGCCGGACAGGGCGCGGTACAGGCTTTCGCGCGACACACCCGCGTCGCGGGCAACCTTGCTCATGCCCTGGGCGCGGGCAATATCGCCGAGCGCCTTGGCGATGAATGCAGAGTCGCCGTCGCTTTCGGCAATGCACGCGTCCAGATACGCGGCCATTTCCTTGGGGGTACGGAGGTGTTCGGCGACGTCAAACGTCTCCAGCTGAATCTTCTTCTTAGCCATGAGTGTGGGACTCTTAAATGGGTGATAGCAGTACTTCTTAAACTGGGTGTATCGGTGAGTCTATTGTCTGCGATGCGCCTTCTAGAGGTTACGGGCCAGCTCCTTGGCTTTATCGATATCACGCTGCTGCGTGCCCTTATCGCCTCCTACCAGCAGGATCACCAGCTCGTTTCCGCGCTGCGTGTAGTACACCCGGTAACCCGGACCTACATCGACGCGCAGTTCCGAAATACCACCGGTCAGGTTCCGATGATCGCCGGGGTTTCCTTCGCCCAAGCGGCGGATTCGGGCCAGAATGCGAGCGCGCCCCGTAAAGTCCTTCAGGCCGTCGATCCATGCGGTGAACTGTGGCGTGCGCTTCATTTCCATGGGAACGACTGTAGCCCAGCGGCTACACATGGTCAAGAACTTTGTAGCCCTAGGGCTACAGGCCCGTGGGCGCCGAATGCGCGCCTTGAATCGTTCACCCGATGCTTGACACCTGCAAAAAACGAGAGCAAAGTCCGCTGCAAGGAGCTTAAGAACTCCGAAATCACAGCGGAAACCGCGCCCGTCAGCATTGCGGTTTTTTTGCGCCTGAAATCCAAGCGCACCGACGTTTTCTGCGTCGGGAGGGCGGCAGCCATACAACACCCGCAAGGGGAAAACTGCCTGCCGGTCTGTGATCCGGTTCTTAACCTCCCGACACCCTCGGTGCGACGCTTAAGAACGTCTCCCCGAGGTTCCAACTCGATCACAGGAGACGTCTCCGATGTCGCACGACACCCAAGTTGCGCCCGCTCATGCTGCGCGCCAGCTCGCACACTTTTTCGGCCAGATCGCCGACACCACCGAATGGAACCACGCCTGCTGGCAGGGTCTCTTTGCGCGCCTGCTCGGCGCGGGGAAGACGCCGGCAGAGTTGACGCTGGGCGAGATCCAGAACGCCGTCGACCAGGTAAAGGCCCGGTGGGCAGATTGCCAGGACACCGGCCCGAGGGCGTTGTCATGAGCGCGCACACCCGCAACGGCACCCGCACAGCGGCGGATGTGGTGAACAGCATCCACTTCGTGGTGCACGAGAACGACATCGACCGTCTCTGGCAGGCCCAGCAGGCCGTTGACCTGCTCGCGCTGCTCGATACCGATCAGCCCTCCCCCATCACTCTCGACCACATCGCCGCAGTCGCGGCGTACGTGGCGGAGGATCTGCGCCACGTGTTGGGCAATGCCCACCGGGCCGACCAACTGCCAGCCGTAGACCTGGCGGACACCCTGTAAGAACGGGTCCGGCCGGTGGCGCGCCAACGCCACCGCTGGGCCTTCCCACCACGACGCTCGGAGAAGAGCCATGTATCAGCAGACTGAGTCACCCCCAGCCGCCGCATGTTCGCAGGGGGCCGACACCGGACCCGTCGCGCAGGCTACCACGCAGCCGGAATTCACCCCGGTAGCCGACAACAAGGCTGTGCTGCAGTTCACCATCAGCCCCGATGAGATCGTCGTGACCGCGATTCTCGCCATGGGGCCCACGCGCTGCATCGAGCAGCGCTGGACGCGCCGGACCCGCAGCAGCTTTCTGCTGGCTGCAGGGCCGGTACTGTGGGAGATGGAGAAGGACGCCATCGGTCACGACCTGGCCGACTTCCTCGACCGTGCCGGTGTGCCCCTTGCCATCGCCAACATGCTGCCTCGGCCTGCCAGCACCGCCGCATCCGCGGCTATCGCTGCAGCAGCGCTGGAGGTGGCCAATGTCTGAGAGCAAGCCATGCCGATGCGCACGGTGCGAGACGACACCGGCCAACGCCCGCCACTGGGTGAAGCACCTGACGCAGCAGGCCGAGTACGCAGCGGAGCTACCCCCCTACGAGCGCGTGGTCGGGCTGCATCAGGCCCAGCAGGCACTGGCGGCCGTGCTGACCGCGCGCACATCGCCTGCAGCCCAGCCGCTTTCTGGCCGGGAGGTTCTGACGGCTGCGGTGATCGCTGCGGTGAAGCGTCATCGCTCCCTGGTGCACTCGCCGCACAGTGTCTATGCAACGGAACTGGCCGCTGCGAGCCAGCAGGTCGACGCCGCTTTGGCGGCACTGGCCGCCCACGACTTCGATGCTGGCGAGGTGGTCACCGCATGAAGTACCTCACCACCCAACGGCAGATTGCGGCGCCGTGGCCGATTCCCAGCTGCAGGGCTGGGCATACGGCGCGACTGATGGAAGACCGACGCAGAGCCGATGCCGGCGGCGGTCATTTCATCGAATGCCAATGCGGCCGCACCCACAAGCACCCCAGCGCACATCTGGCCCTGCAGGAGTGGACCCGCCTGTACGGGCGCGCGACAACGGCAGCGTCCCCAGCCAACAACGTGATCCAGCTGGGGCTGGGCCTGGGCGATAGAAGTACCGGGTAATGGATGACGCCACAGAGCAGCATCGGCGGGCCTGTGAGGCCCGCCACTGGATCAGGCAGGGCTACAACAGCGGCAGATGGGTGGACGAACTGATTACCCGGATTGCGGGTAAACGTGGCGCCGCTGCCGCCGAAGCCTTACGGGAAGAAATGCGCCGGCAGTGGTTACGCCGGCGCGAGTGGATGGAGGCGTCCGAGCTTTGAGCAGCCGCATTGTGCAATTCAACGCCCTGCAGGAACTATGCGCCCCGCACGGCCCACCGCCCCGCGCGGCGACGGTCCGACGCTGGGCAGAACGGCAGGGTATCCGGTACAAGTACGACCGCCACGGCGGGATCTGGACCACCCTCGACGCGCTGAACGCCGCGCTGGGGCTGGTCGAACCGCTCAAGCACGAAGTACGGGAAGAGGACAACATCTGATGACACGCGGCAGAAAAAGGAAGTTCAACCCGGCCATACCTGGGCACATTGAGCAGGACGCATTGCCGAAGGGGATCTACTGGCACGACGACCGCTGGTTCGTCTACGAAGATCACGCGGAGGGCGGCCGGCGCGTAAAGCGCACGGTCGCCCACGCCAGCGCCCGCCTGTCAGACCTGCATGCCATCGTGGAAGAGATGCGCACAGGCGTGGGACGCGGCACGCTGCGCTTTCTCTTTGACCGTTACCACGAATCCAGCGATTTCAAACGACTCGCCGCCGGCACCCGCAAGAACTACGAGGGCTACGCCGAGGTGCTGGCCACCTACGTCCGCAAGGATGGAACGCCGCTGGGGTCTATCCAGGTCGACCGCATCACAACGCCGGTCGTGCAACGGCTGGTGGAGACGTTTGCTGCAGGCCGCCCAGCGAATCGCACCCAACCCGCTCTACCTGCATACCCCAGCAAGGCCAATCATTTGCACCGCTACCTGCGGCTCACGCTTTCGTGGGGCGTGCGCATGGGCTACTGCAAGACCAACCCAGCCAAAGGCGTGCGCCAGGCGAAAGAGCGCGGCGATGCACGCATGCCGTCGCAGGAAGCGTTTCGCGCAGTGCTGGCTTTCGCGCGCGAACGCGGGGCGCTCCCCTCCAACGCCAAGGGCAGCTTCCCCGACTACCTGGCGCCGGTGATGATCCTGGCCTACAGCGTCCGCCTGCGCGGCATAGAGGTCTGCACGCTGACCGACGCGCACCGCCAGGCCGAGGGGGTGCATAGCAATCGCCGCAAAGGATCGCGTGACAACGTGACGGAGTGGGACGCAGCGATGATCGAAGCATGGGAGCAGCTGCTGGCGCGCCGCCACCGCATCTGGAATCGAAAAGGCCGGGTACGCCCTGTTCCCCTGCGCGCGAGCGACAGGTTCCTGCTGGTGGAGCGAGGCGGCGAGCCGATCACCAAGTCCGCCCTCGACAGTGCCTGGCAGCGCTTCATTACCGAAGCGGTTCGCGTCGGGGTGATCTCCAAGAGCGAGCGCTTCGCACTGCACGGCCTGAAACACCGGGGCATCACGGACGGCGACAACAAAGCTGCAGGCGGCCACGTTACCGAAACGATGCGGCAGCGCTACGACCATGAACTGCCGGTGGTTCAACCGCCCGGCAGGAGGAACGCACTTGAGCGTGGAACCTCTTAAATTTTCCGGCAATTTTTCCGGAGACACGAAAAAGGCGCCGCAAGGGCGCCTAAGTCGTTGATGCAATTGGTGGGCCGTGATGGATTCGAACCATCGACCAAAAGATTAAAAGTCTTCTGCTCTACCGACTGAGCTAACGGCCCGTGCATGCCCTGCCTTTCGGCGGGGTCGGCATTTTAACCTACTTTGGTGGCTGGGTGGGAAGGCAGAAGCGTGCGAACCAAGGTTCGCACCCACTGGGAAGGCCGGCCAGCGGCCAGCACTACCCTTACGCGTACAGCGTGGGGTCGGCCACGCCAGCATCCGCGAAGCCCTGCGCGCGCAGGCGGCAGGCATCGCAGTGGCCACAGGCGGCACCGTTGGCGTCGGCGTTGTAGCAGGACACGGTCAGGCCGAAATCCACACCCAAGCGCACGCCTTCGCTGACGATCTGCGCCTTGCTCAGGAACTGCAGCGGTGCGTGCACGGTGATGCCCGCCCCTTCCACGCCCGATTTGGTGGCCAGGTTGGCCAGCGCCTGGAAGGCGGCGATGAACTCGGGGCGGCAATCCGGGTAGCCCGAATAGTCCACGGCGTTGACGCCGCAGAAGATGTCATTGGCGCCGAGCACTTCGGCCCAGCCCAGGGCCAGCGACAGCATGATGGTGTTGCGCGCCGGCACGTAGGTGACCGGGATGCCCTCGCCGCCCGCTTCGGGCACGTCGATGTCATCGGTCAGGGCCGAGCCGCCGATGCTGCGCAGGTCCACGTCCACGGTCTTGTGGGCGATCACGCCCTGGGCCTTGGCCACGCGCACGGCGGCGTCCAGTTCCGAGGTGTGGCGCTGGCCATAGCGCACGCTCAGGGCATGCACGGCAAAGCCCTGTTCCTGGGCCATGGCGATGACGGCGGCCGAATCCATGCCGCCGGAGAGAAGCACGACTGCCTTCTTCAT